AGAGTGGGATGCTATTTCCCCCATCATCCTTGCTGCCCCAGGTGGGCGTGAGAAGCTGGCGCAGGCAGTTGCCCAGACGATTACGCGCCGTGCTGAGAGCAGCATGAAGGGAGCTATTGCCGACATGCAGGTCATGACCGAAAACTTGGTCAGAAACAACCTGATGGATCGTCGCCAAGCAGAACGGATTATTGGACAGCTACAGGACGTGTTTGTTGCGCCTGTGGATAACATGACCAAGACTACGATGGCTCAACGTCTGATCCGCAACGCCATCGCAGGTTATGTGGCTCCCGGTGTCGGCAGGGGAATTACTGCCGGTGTTGAAGCAATGACTGGAGAAGAGCAATGAAAGACTATGCAGCAGGTTCTATGGCCGAAAAGCGTGCGGCTGACAAAGAAGCCATGCGCGGTGGTGAGAACGAGCTTGAAGGTAGCCGTCAGGCTATGGACGCCAAGCGCATGATGGAGCGTATGGACAAGAAGGCCGAGGGCCGTCCTGCTCGCAAGATGCGGAGGTAATCATGCCGCTCAAGAAAGGCTCAAGCCAGAAGACTATCTCTACCAACATTGGTGAGATGGTTCGCAAGTTCAAGGACACCGGCAAGATTGGCACCAGCCGTCCTGGCAGCGTCCGCAAGGCTGTCAAGCAGGCCGCAGCTATTGCCTACGGGTCTGCTCGCAAGTCCAAACGATGAGCAAGCGTAAAGACAAAGGCATCAATCCTGAGCTAGAGAAGCACATCAACCAGCTTCTCGCAGCCGTGATGTCAGACCCCACTGCGTCTATCACCGAGAAGATGAAGGTGGTAGATCGCGCCCTAAAGCTAGAAGCTCTCAAGCAGAAGGCCGACATGGACGAGTGGGGCAGTGGCTTTCTGCATGGTGACGATGATGAGGATAGGTGATACCATGATTATTCCTTTCTAACCAGGAGTAATCGTGGACACTGATTTCGTCAAAATCGTCAACCTTGCTATCCGAGTCTTGTCTGACAGGCTCATCACGCTGCTGGCGCTGCTCACTTCGTTTGCGCTAGGGTGCTGGACGATGTGGGGGCCGATGTGGGAGCGGGTGGTTACGCTAGGCATTTTTGTTGTTTTCGCGTATCTTATTGTTTACTCTAAAGAAAGGAGCCGCCGTGAAGATAGTTCCGATGGTCAAGAGCGTAGTAACGGTTAGCAGCGTCAGCAGTAACTACATGGGTGGCAAGCCCATGTCTGCTCCTGGCGAGTTCAAGCCCGGTACTTGCACGCAAGGTTTCACGCCTGTGTTTAACTTCTCAGGCAAGCCCAACGATTACTTCAACCGCAAGCAGTCCCCGACTAGCGGTGGCGGCAAGAAGGTGTACTGATCATGGGCATCATGGCCTTCACCCCGATGGGCAACACGGTTAGCTTTACCGCTGCCGTGACGCCGCCCACTCCTGTACAAGCGGTTTCCACCACCGTTGGTGGGACGCAGTACAGGCTGCACAACACCGGCAATGTCGTGGTGTTTCTCGGGGTTGGAGGCACCGCTGCTGCGGCCACCAGTGCGGCAAACGCATCTGTAAATGGCTCGACCATTTCGCTGGTGCCCAGTAGCGTGGAGGTGTTTACCTTCAACGCAAACCAGTTCTTTACTGGTGCGACATCTAGTGGCACTGGGGTGGTCTACATCACACCTGGCGACGGGAGCTAGTCATGGTTTTCCGTGTAGCCAGTAGTGTCACAACAGGCGGTGGCGGCACCTTCAGTGGCTACTACGGCAGCTTCTTCAGCAGCCTAGACCAGACAGACGGCATCACACCCTACGCCATGTATTGCGAGAACACCGCAGATGCAGACGGCGTGAGCATGGCGGTTAATGCGCTAGGCAGGAAGTCCCGCATGACGTTTGCTCATGCTGGGACGTACAACATTCAGTTCTCTGCGCAGCTCCACAACACAGGTGGTGGCGGCTCTGGACAGACGGTCAACATTTGGTTCCGGCTCAACGAGAACAATGTTGCCAACTCTGACACCAAGCTGGTTGTTCCGTCCAATGCCCCGTATGTCGTGGCAGCGTGGAACTTCATCCAGTCGGTAGCTGTTGGTGACTACATGGAGATCATCTGGTTCACAGACAACTCCAATATCATTCTTGAGCATGAGAATGCTACGGCAGTCTCTCCTGCTGTTCCTTCCGTCATCATGACGGCCCAGCAAATTCGGTGATGAGATATGACCGAGGAACCCGTTGGAACGAGGCTAGCCGTGCATGAGGCAGTGTGTGCTCAACGCTATGAGGCGATTGAGAGGCGGCTAGAAGATGGCAGCAGGCGTATGCGCAACATCGAATACCTGCTGTACATCACCATAGCTGCTGTTCTCCTCGGCCCAGGCGTTGCCGCCGAGTTTGTTAAGAAGTTGCTCGGCCTGTGAATGGAGCCGGTATCTGCCATCATTGCCGCTGCTACCGCAGCCAATACTGCCTTTACTGTCATCAAGAAGATGGTGGCAACGGGCAAGGAGATAGAGCAGGTAGCCGGTCAAATAGGCAAGTGGTACTCAGCCTTTGGCACATTTAACAGCCTAGCGGCTGCAAAGGCTAATAAGAAGCCTAGTGTCTTTAAGCGCCTCCTGCACGATGGCTCTGTTGAGCAAGAAGCTCTGCAGATCACCATGCACAAGCAGGCGCTGCACAAGCAGGAATATGAGCTCAAGTTGTTGATCATTGGCCACTACGGTGAGCGGGTCTACAACGAGATGATTATGGAGCGGGTGCGGCTGAGGAAAGAGCGCGAGAAGAAAGAGCGAGAGCACCGGCTACGACAGCAAGAGTTTATGCTTAACGTGAAGTACGGAGCGGCGATTGCTTTACTGGCGGTTGCCGTTCTTGCTTTGTTCTATTACCTTAAAGACCTGGTGAGGCAGTGATGTTCGATATTCTTGGTGGTGGATTACTAGGTTCCATATTCGGTGGCCTGTTCCGGCTGGCACCAGAGGTGCTGAAGTGGCTGGACAAGAAGAACGAGCGCGCTCACGAGCTGAGCATGTTTACGTTGCAGACTGACCTGGAGAAGCTGCGCGGCCAGTTCAAGATGGAAGAGAAGTATGTGGACTACTCTGTCCAGCAGCTCGACACCATCAAAGAAGCATTTAAAGAGCAAGCCACGACGGCCAAGGAGGCTGGCTGGTTTGTTGCCGCAGTGTCTGCCCTGGTGCGTCCTGGCATTACCTGGGCTCTGTTCTTCATGTACGCCACCGTCAAGGCTGCTGCTTTGGTCATGGCCTACCAAACGGGTGGGCACTGGACAGAGGTGGTGACCAAGGTCTGGGATGCTGACGACTTTGCCATGCTCAATATGTGTCTGACCTTCTGGTTTGTTGGGCGCAGCATAGAGAAGTACCAGAAGTGATGGAAGATGCCATCAAAATTTGTGCAGACGTCTTCGTCAAGCCTTTCGAGGGCTACGCTAGGCGTTTGCCAAATGGCGATTGCACCGCTTATCCTGACCCTGGTACTGGCGCTGATCCTTGGACTATTGGTTGGGGGTGTACTGGAAGAGATATACAACCGGGTACGGTATGGACGGTGGAAAGGGCGCAGACTGCCCTTGAAGAACACCTAAAAGACTTTTACATCCGCCTGCTGCAGATGTCTCCCAGGCTGGCTAAGGAGCCACCCAGGCGTGTTGCGGCTGTGCTGAGTTGGGTGTACAACTGTGGACTAGGTAACTACCGTATCAGCACCTTCAAGAAGCGGATAGATGCTGGTGACTGGGAAGGCGCACGGGAAGAGTGTGTGAAGTGGAACAAGGCTGCAGGCCGGGTATTGCCGGGTCTGACCAGGCGCAGAGTTGCGGAGGCTGCATTCATATGAGCAAGGACAACCCAAGTCTGAGCGTCGGCAGAGGAGAGAAGCTGCCGGTATCTCAGGGTGCAGGCTTGACAGCCAAGGGCAGAGCCAAGTACAACCGTGAGACAGGCAGCAACCTCAAAGCTCCTGCTCCCAACCCGCGCACGGAGAAAGACGCTGCGCGGAAGAAATCCTTTTGTGCACGTATGGCTGGCGTGGTACGTAAGAGTAAGAACTCTGAGCGTGCGAAAGCCAGTTTAAGGAGATGGAAATGCCGATGACCCCACCTGAGAAGCGTGGCCTGTACTACAACATTAACAAGCGCAGAGCTGCTGGTCTGCCGCCTAAGAAGCCCGGACAGGAGGGTTACCCCACCCGCCAGGCTTTTATTGATAGCAAGAAGACGGCCAAGCAGGCACGCTCTCACAAGCGTTAAGGCAAAAGAAAAGGGGGCCGAAGCCCCCTGTAGTCATGGGATGGTTACTTCCCAACCATCTCTGCTATCCCATGTTGCCTCCGACAAGTATCCTGGCATTTGATAACCGAAGTCGTAACCTCGATCTTCCAGAATCATGCCGTTGTGTTTAGCTGCTGCAGCCGCCTTGTCAGCGATCTTGCGGTCTGTGTAGAAGTACCAACTGACCTTGCAGCCAGAACGAACTGCGTCGGCCTTGGGATAGGCTTTCATCTTTTGCATACCATGCTCCTAGTGTGTTAAAGAACTGTGAGACTTTCGACTCACACTTTAATTATAATCATATAATCACACCAAACAACTAGGAGTTACCCTTAGAAAAACTGAGGGTAAGTACTTACTTACTGCACGGTAGGGTCTGCTGGTGCAGCAGGCTGCGGTGCTTGTGCCTGTACTTGCTGCATGAGCTTTTGCAGCAGTGGGAAGGCTCCTGACTGGGTTGGGAGCTGGCCAAGTACTTGCAGCAGGAATTGTGCTTCGTTGGGTTCGACTTCAAGTTTCATGGTGTTTCCTTTTTAGGGTGCAGGGATAAGCCCACCTTCAAAAAGGTAGGTGCCGAAATGACCGAGTTGCACCCAAGGTGCTGCCCAGACATCCATTTTGGCTTCACGGGCCAATTTACAAAACGCATAGTCTTCTGACAGAAGACGCTGCGATTCCTTCTCTATAAATACGGGGAAGTATTCATAAATCAAGTCTTGAGGCTTGATAACACCGCCGAGGTCACCGACATCACTGCGGTAGGTGTTGACCTTCTTCTTGAGCTTTTCAAAGACTTCGCGCTTGATAAGCATGAAGCCGGTGCCTCCGTTCCAGATACGCAGCGGCTTGTCTACGGGGACGGTGACGGCTCCTTGGTGATCTACGAGGTTGACCACGAGAGAGCCGGTGTAGCGGGTGAGTTCATGAGCTGGCACGCCTTGCTTGACGGCCCAGTCCACGCCTGCCCAGTTGATCTCCTTCTTGGGGTAGATGCCGCAGATGATGTCTTTGTCTGCTTTGACCAGGCTAATGACATCCTGCGGGTTAAACCGAATGTCTGCGTCTATAAACATCAGGTGGGTGCATTCCTTCTTTTGCATGAAGCCGTGCACCAGTGCGTTGCGAGCACGCTGGATGAGGCTTTCGTTGAACATGAAGGAGAAGGAGACATCCATCTCTGCGGCGCGGCACAGTGTGCCCATCTGCAGCATGGACTGGGTGTAGAACCCTGTGCACATCCCGCCGTACATGGGTGTAGCCACGAAGATGTGCGGCTTTGGTTTAGGCTTTTTCGCTCTTGGCATGTTGATTCCTTTGCTGGTTAGAAGTAGCAGACTGTCAGCAACACGGGTCTGCCAGCCATGTCCTAACCAGCCGGTGGAGTGCCGGACTGATCCTGCTGACTGGATGCTTGGTTGAAGCCATCTTCAAAGCCAAGCCGGTAGGCGAGATTCCAGAGGTCTTGCAGGCTCATGTTCAGCAGCTCTACGAGATGTCCTCTATCCTCAGTACATAGCGGCCTTTGCTGTTCTTCCTCCATCCATGCACCTCTATACGGATGCCTGCGTCACGCACAGCGGCCACAGTCTCAGACTCTTGTATCTTCTTGATACGCTCTGATACCGCAGAAGCTGTCACCTGCACAGCCAAAACTTCATTCTTGCGGATAGCCAGTAGATCACACCATCCCCACAAGTCCTGACGTATCCGGGCGTGTGGGTTCCAGCGTTCTACGATAGCCACCATGTAGCCCTGCTCACGCAAGTAAGCAAGGCTGCGCTGTGTAGGCGACAGACTAGCGGCCATCAGAAGGGCACGTCGTTATCGTCAATGTTGCGCCGATACTTGGGTGGTACCTCTTTAGGGATGTCGGCTTCTTCGTTACGCTCAAACTCTTTCTTCTTGCTGAAGTTGTCCTCGGCCAGTGACAGCAGAGGATAGCCACGAGAGGTAGGACGCTCCCAGCAGGCAATCTTGAGCTTCTCTCCGGCCTTGTAGTCCATCTCTAGAATGAGGTAGCCCTTGTATTTAGGCTTCTTGTTGTCAGGGGTTGAGCCCTCTTCGTAGTACATGACGCCCTTGCCGGGACGCTCTTGGTGCTGGTTCATGTCTTGCCTTTCACTAGGTGGTAGCGAGCAAACTCTTTCTCGCCTTGTTTAACAGTCTCTGTGTAGATGTTGTATCCCTGCTTGCGTAGCTCATCTATCCTGGCTGCTAGGCGAAAGCACCCAAACTTGGAGAGTGCCTCCACTGCAGTCAGTGTTTGACCAGCCAGCAACCAACTCAGAATGGCTCCGCGCTGGGTTCCGTTTCCGTTGATTGCAGGGACACTTGCAACTTTGGGCCCACTTGCCCTCCGGCTTGCACAACAGCAGCTTTGAGCTTGCCCTTCTGGATGCCGGTAAACGTCTTCATAAGCTCTTCGTTGCACTTGCCCAGGGCTTCCAGCTTGCCCGTCTTTTCCTCGTCTGAGAACTTAGGCGAGGTCTGAATCTTGGCAACCATTGCGGCATACGCCTGTGTCCAGTCTTCGATAGTGTGGTGGCTGCTGTAGGCTTCTTCCATGCCAGGAACAAAGAAGGGATAGGCTGGCGCTGGGTCATTGACAGACACGGTGATAACACCCTCGCTGTCCACAATCTCAGCCTTGCCCATGTCTTTGACCTTGGCAGGCTTCTTGTCGTCAAACTCCTCGACTTCCTCGGGCGTGTAGACACCGACCACGACACCGGGATAGACAGCGCGGATGCCTTCAGACAGGCAGCGAGCACGCAGCATGGCGCGTGGGTATTTAGCCCAGTTGTCCTTGGTGGTGATGCCGATTTTCTTGGCTTGCTCCATCGTCCAGGTGACGTCCAGTGAGCCGCCTTGTGGGTGGCTGAAGGTGCCGGTAACTTCTTTGTCGGTGTAGACCTTCCAGTGCACAGTACCCCCGGCTTGCTGGAAACGGGCGAGCATGGCGTCGGCCTTGAGGGCCGGCCTGCCCTGTATGACGTGGTAGTCACGCATAGCTACAGCAGGGTGCAGGCTCTCTGCTTGGCACAGGAGCATGATGGCCATAGCTTCTTCTGGGTTCTTAAACCCAAACATCTTGGACTTGGCAGCAACCTCTGCCATCGTGGTGATGTCGGACAGGGGGACTAGATTTGACATGTGAACCTCACTTGATTAAGAAACGGCGTGAGCCGGGAACTTCAACCATGAACTGTTTGTAGACCTCTGGCATAGCGGCTTTGAACAGCTCTGTGTTGAACTTGGTGGTGGGTTTGCTGCTCTTCCACGTTGCCAGCACCTTGCCATCAAAGGTGCCCAGCGTGTCAGCTTCCCCCATGTACTTCTGCAGGTTGGTCTTGAGGACTTCTTCCATCTCTTCCAACTGCTTCATCTCGTGCTTGACCCGCACCAGCCTGTCGCACAGCTCTTCCATCGCAGAGGTGGCAACCTTGCTGATAGCCATGCTCACAGGCCACATAGCGCGGCACTGGTCTGTGGTTTCAGCATCAGCCTGAGTGCCAGACTGGACATGCCCCCAGAGTACGGCCATCTTCTGGATCAGTTCGTCCTTCTCAGCGTCCTCAACCAGCTTAGGAATGAGCACAAACTCTTGACCACCGAATAACACAGCCAGGTAGATTTTCTTGACACCCATGACTGCGGCTTCGTGGACAAGTTGAGCCATGTCCGCAGCAGGCATGAGGCCAGAATCGTCAAACTTACTTCTAACCGCAGCGTTGTAGTTCTTACACTCAACCAGAATCGGCTCGCCATTCTCACGCCCTGCGAAGTCAAAGTGAGCACGGAACCAGTCGTGCTTGGGATGGGTGCGGTACTCCTCAATCTTGGTGAGCTCAACACCGAGCTTGTTCTGGGCCAGGCGCCCTATCACAGGCTCCATGACGTGGCCCATCTGGACAGCCTCTATGTTGGACAGGTCAGGGATGGGCATCTTTCCCTGCTTTTGCAGGATTACTTCGTTGGCATAGCCACTGGCTGCACGGCGTGTATCACTGGCCCACCACGCAGCGTTGCGTACTGCAGGATCAAAGTCAGACATAGGAATCTCCTAGAAGAATAAGAACTTGATGACAAGGCCAAGCATGACGAATGGTGCTAGCCCTATCAGCAGGAGAAGACAGGCTATCCACAGCCACATACAGGCGTCTATGAGCTTCATGTCCTGCTCCTGATGGCGGCGGCGATACAGCCTCCGTAGTTTGTGCTCGGATGGTCAATGTCCCACTGCTTTGCAATCTGAGCGCAAGCCTCACGCTCATGCGCGGCAACAAGGGCAGCGAAGCGCATCAGTTCGCCTTCCATTACAGGCGTGTAAAACGCGGCCTCCCGCGCCAGTCGGATGATGGTGTCACGATCCATCACTCTTTCCTTGCACTCAGGATGCACGGCTTCACAGCCTTCCCAATGTGTTGTCTGCGGCTCGGCAAGGGCTGCGCGAAGGGCTGAAAGGGCGTCAGAGAACTCAATCATGTCAGCCCTGTACTCGCCATCTTCCATTGCTTTCAAGGCTCGCTGCGCGGCTTGTCGTAAGTTGCTCATCCCATATCCTCCTGCGTGTCAGGCTCAGACGGTGAGCCAGGGCTGTATTCCCAATACTGGGCGTTCATGCCACAGCCGGTAATGCTGTTGCGCTGTGTGAAGGCAAGGGGGAAACGCTTGGCCCCAGATACAGGGTGCGTCCACTCAAGAGCAGGATGGGTGCAGTGACCATCGTCCTGAGTGTGGGTGAAGGGCCGGAAGTACCGGCAGTCTGAACACAGTTTCATCATGAGAACCTCTCATCTGGTGGTTAGGAGTAGATAAGGTTATAGGCATTAGTCTTTCATGTCAAGTCCTTTCCAGAGCTTTGCGTCGATACCACAGGGGCCTCTATGTCTGTTGTCTATACAGCTTCCTATGCCTCTGCGGCCTTTCCAGGGGTTGGCAGCGCAGCACATGACGGTGCCGCCTCCTGCGTAGCGTTCCAGGTCAGGGATGGGGCGATAGTGGGCGCAGGTGAGGCATCGCTGCTTCTGCTGGGGCCAGTCAAACTTGGGCAGAGTCCACATCGCCGGTCACCCACAGAGCTGCGGTAATGGTTACGGGGTCAATCTTCTGTCCGTCTTTGGCGGCGTTGAGAATCTTGTTCGCGTCTGATTTGCTCATCGACAGCGATCTCACGTAGCCGCTGTGCTTCCAGAAAACGGAAATAGAACTCTCGCTCTCGGGTTGTTTCGTACTTCTTTCGCAGTTCATCTAAACGCTCATCTAAGTGGGAAATCATCTTGGGGCCTCCTATGCTATGGCCGAGCCCCCCAGCCCCAGCGACCAGGGGGGCGATCGGCCTAACCGTGTATTTGTATTCTCTAACTCTTTTTTAAATTTACGCGCATGGCGCAGGCATCCGACAGTCGCCTGTGGATAAGTTGTCCACAAGGGACAACCGTGCTCTCGTTTATCTAGGTTGACGGGGGCCTTAGCACTGCTGTACCCACCGCTCCCCTTTTCACTGCCCCGAGGGATGCTCACCCAGGAGACACAAGGAGGACGCACCACGTTTATCTGAGTCTGTCGCACGCACATTCTCAAGGGCTGGATGAAAGCCCCGGCTGGAGAACCCAACAAAAAAGCCCATTACTGCTGCCTCCGGTGGAACCCCCCAGTAGTGGCTGGGGGCAGAAGCATGAGTAATGGGCCTTCCTAGTTGGGTTCCACACCAACGGGGCGAATGTTAGAGCAGCATCACAATCCCTGCAAGCCCTACGCATACTAGGGTTAACCTCCACAGCCACTTGCCCGTGTGGTTCTCAGGCGGGGGCTCCCACCATTCCGGGTAGTGGGTGGGCCATGCCTCCAGGCGTGAGGAGTAGATACGCTGGGGCCTCCAGTCTAGGTCTTGGATTTCTTGGGGGCTGCGTTCTCGTTTCATGGGGCAAACTCCATAAAGAAGAAATAAGCCATAGGCATGGCGATGCACATAGCCAGCAGGAATGCGGCCAGGAAGTCCATAGCGGCCCTTCTACGGGCCTCCAGGCGTTCGGCTAGGGGTTGGTAGGTGTAGCGCGTCATACGGCCTCCTGGGAGCTAATAAACGTTTCGGCTGGTTCGTTTTCCCACACTGCGCCAGTCTCTGGCAAAAAGTGAATGATTTTTTCAGTTGAAAGGTCAGCGATTAGCTCGCTGATTGCGGTCAAGTCTCCAGACTTAACGTCCAAGACAATTTGGGCAAGCACTTCGTTCAAAACATTAGCATTCATGGTCACAGACTCCAATTTAGAGGGTAGGGGTTGACCCTTCCACGTAGGAAAGGGCCAATTCGCAGGGGCAGGTTCAGGCCGAGGCATGATCCGCAATCATGTGCCTGGCAATCTCGTGCCAGTTCACGTCTGACAAGAATGCGAGTGCGTAGTCTTTTGTGAGGCTTGTTTCACTCTTGTCGTCAGTAATGAGAGTTTCTACGTAGTCTTGCAGGTGTTTGCCAAGATAGTAGGGTTCCTGGTCAAGGTCAAAGAACTCTGCGGCGGGCAGATCGTCAAAGATTTCCAGGTTGACGCGCCAGGTGGCGTAGTTTGTCCAGCCGTTGTAGGTTGTATCGCTCATGGTCACAGACTCCTGTTGTAGTGCGGATTGCACCCTATAAGGCACCCGCAGGTGCCCTAGGTGGGTGGAATCAGAGAACGAAATCGGTCAGGACATTGCCGAACAGACAGCCCCAGACTGTTCCATTCGCGGTCACGGTGTAGACCGGCTCATCACGGTGGCGCATGCCGTTCCAAGCATGGCGCAAGAATTGAACGGCAACGTATTGGCCTTTCTCAAGATCATGCTCGCCGTTCTCTGTAAACACGTGAGTGTTAAGGCGCGCAGTCTTAAAGAGCTCATACTTGCGCGGGTTCGCGGCGTAATCAGTAGCATTGAACATGGTCACAGACTCCTTAGATGCTACGCATGATTGCGTAGTGATAGGACTATATGACGATAACACTATGCTTGTGAACTAGGACAAACCCTAGGTCTAAGTAATAAGCTTAGTGTGTATATACTTACTAACTTAGACAATACCCAGTTGTGTGTGTAAGTGTCTACCTAAGTAGACAGACTATCGGTACTCTGAAACGGATAGGGACTACCACTATCAGCCCGGCGTAATTAATAGCCTGGGGCTATGGGCCTGGGGTCTGACCCTTCCCCCTAGGCGCGGGGAGTGGGCGCAAGACGCATGGCGTAGGCATGGGCTTGGGACTGGGCACCAACCCTGCGCGGCTGTTGCGACAACCCAGAGTGTGGTGACAGAGATGGGTCGGAGGGTCGGGTTTGGCGTGACCCCAACCCTTCTCCTCCCCAAAAAAAAGTACACTTTTGGTGCCGGTAGGGCATTGCCGGTGTCTCTCCTTGATAGAGATTGGGGCTACCTTGCGTAGCCCTTTTTTTATGTGTAGGATGGTGTTACTTGTAGAGAGATAGAGATGACGATACAGGC